TGTCACCTTCATATATTTCTATACCATTTTTGTCACATAATCCGGTGAACTGTCCTATTGTATCAGATATAACATCTTCTGCTACATACATACCATTAACATCTTCAAAGATAATCTGCGGACAGTCTTCTACATTTACAAAATATCCGTGAACACAATTACCATCACTTATTCTTTTACCTCTGAACTTAATTTCTATCATATTCTACTCCTTGTTTGTTTTAACAATACTATCAGCGTTTATTTCAAACCACAGTATTACATTACGTCCTGTATGTCTGCACCATTCATTAGCCGCTTTAAGAGTATTGAAACCCCTTACAGGTGCCATTATCCTTCCTGACGCTGTGTACCTTTCAATCTTTTTGTTCGTAGTACAGTGATACAAAATCATTTTATTTCTCCTGCAAAAATATTTATATTATATGTCATTTCCAGTAGCATACTTAACAATAAAACCCCTAAAATAATATCTTAATGGTCTACCAGCATATTCAGACATACGCAAAAAATCTGCTTTTATATTTGATACACTATCTTCAGTAGTCTCTTTATATTCATTATATGCCTCATTGGGAAAAGAGTCATGTAATGCCTGTTCAAACTTCTTACGGGCATCCTTACATTGTTTCACAGTCAAATCATCTTTCATTATGCACCTCCTTAGTATGAGCCAGATTGAAATCTGTACTAAACTCATCATAAATAACATATGCATCTGTAATTTCATATCTACCCCCTGTATGATGGCAGTATAAACGCTGTTTATCTATTTGTCAACACCATAATAGGATATTAAGATTTATCGGATTGAATAGGTTGTTCGGTGTTTTTGGCACCTTCAAAGAATCCATACGCGTCCTCTGTTCCAACGTCATGTATCAGTCCACTCAATTCGAGTTCAGGCTCATATTTTGCAAGAAGATGTGCTAATATTTTAACTTTTTCACGCAATGAAAAAATTTCTTGTAACAATAATTCATCCATATTCACTCCTTATTGAATATATTCAGGCTATATGGTTTGTTTATGTTTTTAATACACATAATAAGAGCATTTACAGTATAAAATATCGGAATATGATGTTCTTCTGCAAATGCCACTTCTTTATCCGCCCCATTAGATTCCCCCGGTAAACGCAAAAGAAAATCACATCTACCAAGATATGTAAAATCTATATCAAGCCATTTTTCATAAGAAAATTCATGTTGCATATTTATAAACACGGAATTAAGCAGAGGACATAAGGGGACTATTCCCTCATTCTGTAACAATTCAATAGCTGTTGTTATCTGTCTCTGTACATTCACAAAATTATCACCCTTTGTATATGGTGATGCAACATAAACCACGTAGTTCATTTATTATTTTTCTCCTGTTTATTTACCTGATAGTCATTAAAAGCATCAACAATATTCATATAATCTGATATTGTAAATTTATTGTTGTGATATCCAGCAGCAGATATATAACCATTTATAAGGTCAGTTATTATCTTCATATTCACAAAAGAAACAGTCTGTTCTTTTTGATACTTTATTCCGGAATATACTCCTAATAACCATACTAATTCCATATAATTCATTCATTTCTCCTAACGTGCATTTATAATTCTGCGTGCATATGCCTTAGTCTGCTCACTGGCATCATAAATACTTCCATGATTATAATAAATAAGAGCTTTATACCATGAACCATACCATTTATGCAACCAATTAAGATATTTCATGGCTACAACAGCATTGTGTTCCGGATTATTAACATCAAAATAATGTTTATCATATTTCCAGAATTTAGTCAACAGATAATCAATATTATCCGGACACATATATAATTGAAACAATCCTGCAGAAATATATCCTGCAGATGTAACAGGACTTACTGCATCCACATACCCTACAGATTCTTCTTTCATTAATTGTCTTGCTACAGACAAGGGCACATCATTTTCTTTTGCTATATTCATAACCATGGAATACTGCTGCGGGGTAATCTTAGTTTTTGCACACAATAAACAAGGTATAAGCAATATATATGCAATCAACAATAATTTTTTCACTTGCTTTTTCCTTTTTTTGAATGCATAAAAGCACATATTTCTCTTTCGGTATATCCCCATAAAGCAAAAACAAAATCCCTGATATCCCATGTCTCATAACATTTTTTATACATGCTTCCGTTACTCAAGTTATTGTTTTTTCTTACCGCTTTATTTGCCTGACGTTTAACCCATTTATTAGCATGATCACCAAATACTGGACTTTTTTTGTAGCTTCTGCTCATCTCATAACCTCCAATCCTCCGACGCAGGAACAATATTCGATTTTTCCATCTATTCTTTCTATTTTATAATATACATCCTCATCATCATAGAATAAACCATGGAATATTCCGGATATTGAACCGCAGTCATAAGACACAAAAGAATCAATATATTTCATATTATCCCATATTTCATCTTCCAGAATATGATTATTTCCCATGTAATCTTTCCATATTCCGTCTTTTACTTTTTTCATTTTGTCCAGCCTCCTTGACAAACAGCAATATAACATATATTCTATTTTTTGTCAAGTATATCAGGACTAAAAACAGGCAGTAAATGAAATTTCAAACAAATGAAGAACTTGGATTATTTATCAATCACTGGGGATGCTTTTTCTGCTCTATACTGGAGAAGGTGGAAAAATCTACCGGATGGACACGGCATTTTACAAACGAAAATATTGTAGGTATTTATGTGTATTGCATGAAACAGACATCCCTATACAAAGAAAACAATACAATAAAACCATGGATAAGTGCAGAAAAATGGGAAAACGGAAAACCATCTGATGGTTGTTTTGTTTGGGACACAATGAGTGTATATAATTATGCTGCAGAACAACTTGAAACAGTATGGCGGTGTACCGGATACCGGAAAGTTGATAAACTGTATATTCCGTGCGCAAGTGAGGAAGAAATTCTCGAACTTGGGCGCAATGGATATAAAGGCAGTCATTTTGTTGCAGGAACAAACAAAATATGTCATCCATGGCAGAATGAAATTGAATTCGATCCGATTGAAGATGGTTCACAATGTGCAAAAACCGGATTTATCAAATCAAAAAGAATATTAACTGTGGAGGTAGCATAATGGATTTAAATAATATAAAAGGCAAAGATGTAAGTCTTGTTGGTCAGATTATTGCAGCAGCGTGGGTTGCTGCATGGTGTGCAGCAAAATTTATTTCCGGTGGACTGGGGAATATTCAGATTACGGATATTATATTATCAGGATGTGGAGAGGCGGCATGTTTTACGCCTGTCTATTTTTCTATTATAATGGACAAAATTAAAGATATCCGGTTTGGAACAGGAAATACAGATGAGGTAAAAAAATGATTTATGCATTGATAATCTCAATTGCCCTTAACATTATTGAAGGCATATTTTTATTTGTTCTTCTTAAACAATATAAAGCGATCAAAAAAAAGAATACAGTCCTTGCAGGAAACATTATTGAACTTAAAAAATATTACGATGAATACACAAATAATATTTTACAGCACATTAAAGATGAAAATGGAAGACAGGAGGTAACGGATAATGAAGCAAAACAGCATATTCTTGACATTATCAATGATAATAATGCTGCTGCTGCAAAGCTGCGCAACAACAAATAAAACTGCTCCGGTAACTATAGAAGATAAATCTGCTGCTGAAGCTGTCCAGACAATCAAACAGGCAAAAAAAATTATTGCCGATCTGCCTACTGCACCCAAACCGAGGGAAAAGAAAAATCTGAATGATTTATCATGGCAGGATTTGGACGAGTATATAACATATCAGAATAATTATATAACCGATCTGAATAATTATGTGCTACATTGTCAGGCAATAATTGATATATTAAACAAAAATATGTCGGAATAATCCGATATAAATATTATTTATCCGCTGGATGCGGAAGGGGATTTATATATGAAAAAAGCAACGTACAATCTTATTGCAACAATGACTGGAGCTATTGAGGCTGCGGCAATCGGTGTCATTACCTATCTTGCAGCAACAGGTGTAATGAAATCTGCAACTATGGTTGCCGCTATTACAGGCAGTATCAGCATCATTGGTTCTGCTATTATCGGTGTCTGTGCAAAATTTGTCACAGACGATACCACCACAGCAGCGTAACTAAACAAGCCGGGGACAATACCCCGGCTGTTTTTATTTTAAAATAAATATTATCTAAAACAAACAATAAAAATCAGATAATCCTATAATTTATTATTTTTTTATTCTCTACAACAAACATACCGTTATCAGAATATACTTCTGCAAAACCAAGATTCCATTTATTTACCGGAGCATAATCAGGTTTCAGACCACAAAGACATCCTATGGAATAACAGGTTTGTATTTTCCCATTAATATCTTTTTCTGAATACTCAGATGTTTGATGATAGTGCCCACAGACAGCAGATACTTTAGTTTTCATATATAAATTACGAGCAGAATTAATAGGAGTCGAAACTCCTTTTCCTATTTCATGACCATGAAGCAGAAACAGATCATTCACTTTTATTATCTGTTTAGAGGAAATTAAAATAATATTCTGTTTTTTAAAATCCAGCAAAGATTCAAGAGATACTGCAGACAACCCGAATAGTTCCGGCGCTTTTGTTTTTATATAATTCTCAAGTCTGTCTTCATGATTGCCTATTTTATATACTATTTTTGTTTTTGAAAACCGTTTTCTTATTTGTTCAAGAAATTTCTGCATAAGTATTATTTCATCGGGAAGTCTTACTGCCCTGGGATCTTTAACAAAAGAAGAACATTGATACATATCCATCCAGTCACCAAGAAGAACAATGGTCTTAGCATGAATAGAAAAAGCCTCATCAAAAAATAATTCTACCGCCTCTTTATCATGATAGGGAAAATGAGCATCCCCGCCGATAATCACCGGATAATCTGAAGGACACAAAGTATATACAATGTTTTCTGTATAAACAGAATCCGGTATATCTATTTTTGGAATATATGACGATGTACATAAATTTTTTCGTCCAAATTTACCCAGTGTGCCACGATAATATCTTAGCATATGTCTTGTTTTTTCCACATCAGAAAAAATGACTGGCTCATTATGAACCAGTAATCGGGCTATTTCAGTACTGTTTGCTTGAGCATACTTTCTAAGATAGTCCTTAATTATTATAGCAGCAGATTCATTTTTTGAAGCCAAAAAATACTCCTTAAATATATAAGCAGGAAATAAACCACATAAATTCAAGTCTATTCCTTGAAGCCAACTATTTATAGGACAGTTCCTGTGGCTTACGTTCCACTCTGTTTGTTTCAACAGTCTTTACGATCTGTGCGTCCACAGCCAACATGTGCAAGGATAGGATATAACTATCAACATTCAGTATATCAGACTGATGCTCTAACCATCTGAGCTAAGTTCACAAAATTAAGTCCGGCAACTTCTTGTTCTGCAATTGCTGCCCGTGGATGTTCCTTCCATTGTTTTTTGTACTTACCGGAAAGTACAGGAGTCGAACCTGTTCAGCCGTATCAGGTACTGGCAGTTTAGTAGACTGCTGGACACCGTTGTCCATACTTTCCAAAATCATATGTACCAATGGACTCGAACCATCTGTGTTGCAGACAATGGTTTTACAAACTGCTACGATGCCATCTCCGGTCATGTACCTTAATCACGGAAGATACAGGAATCGAACCTGTTTGGCCATATTATGTACCGACCGTTTTCAAGACGGTTGATCGCCATCAATCATATCTTCCAAATATTGCAGGAATGGGACTCGAACCCATAACCCCGTGTATATGAAGCACGTAAGCTACCATTGCTCTATCCTGCTGTAAAAAATATATCATATATTTTAATTTTTGTCAAGGGGGTATTCCCCTCTAATTGTTGATATAACAGAACATATAAAGTGTGGCAATAGGGCTAAAATAGCCCTGTAATCAACAAAAACACATTCAGACGATAATTTACCCAAATATAGTAAAACAACATGCTACAGATATCAAATTTTGTCTGTAAACACCTGTTTATATGGTTACATATTATTGCAAATATTCTTTTTTATTTTACAGAGATAATAATTATTCTTTATTTTTAACAGGATATGTTTTCCTGTAAAAAAAGTAAATTTTTGAATATTTTATATGTAGAAATAATATATGAGCGCAGCGAATATATTATGATACATATACAGTATATGAATGTAATGAATATACTGTTAATAATATATTGTAAGTAATATGTCTAAACGGGGTGTAGTACCCCCAGTTTACAATATGTAGTACCCCCCATTTATTAACAATATACAACATCTTGGTATTCTCTGATTGTGTGTACTTTACAATATTGCCTATTGACAAAATGTTGTTTGTGTGCTATTTTGTATTAAATATAAGGAGATGTATTTTATGCTTACTTCATATGAAATCAGTGTTTTTGTTGATCAGTTTGAAGATGAAATATATAGACGTACAGATATAAATTCTTTTGAAGAATTTATGATTGCTTTTGTTAAAGAGTTGTATAGCAGATATCCAATATCTATCATTGATGTGCAGACACAAACAGTTTTAAGACAATTTAAGGATAAATAAATTATTGTGATGTGTTTTATGTAGTAAAACATTGTCATATAATTATAATATTTTGTTATATTACATTTTTGTACTTGACAAATACTGGAATATATATTATATTTATTATTAATAATAAAATTGTAAAAATGTATACGATAATAAGAATATTATCTGTTCAGGAGGTGTTGTGTGAAATTGGAATTTGCTGAGACATTGAAAAATACAATATACGTTTCTGTCAGCAAAATCATATGTAAAGCATATAAAGAATTTTTTGGGGAAGAAAAAACATTTACACCAACACAGTATATTGTTTTTTCTATTATTTCTCCTTTTTTGCTGGCAAATATGATTCCTGGTAAGGATCTGCCTTATGTTAAAAATGTAAAGGGTGTGTGGTATATTGGAATAACTAACAAATGGATTTTGTCCCGGACAGTATTTGCCGGGATTTCTTCTATGCCTGCTGTTATTCATGCTCTTTCTGATTTACAGAAAATGGGATTGTTCGATGTTTATTATGAAAGTTCCGGGAACTGTTTTAATTATAAATATTATCATCTTACTGATTTAGGGCGTGGTCTTATTCAGCCGCCAAATACAGATGTTCCTAGTAGCATTGCTGCAAAAGAGGATGACAGTTCTGTTGATAAATGGATACCTTCAGATGATTTAAAATCTTTTGTGAAGGAAATGTATAATGTGTGTGGTGATGGTTATAAATACAGTCTTGTTAAGACTGACGGATCTCCGGTTAAATATATGCAGAATCTGGATAAATATCTACAGCAGATAAAGGTGGGTACTTTTGCTGCTGATAACAAGCAGGAATATCCTGAATTACCTAAAATGGGTATAAAAGAACTTGCAAATATAGCAGGACATGTTACTATTTATAGTAAGGGTACAGCCAATCTGGCTGATATATTTATAAAATATAATAGAAATAAATGTACAAGTCCTATTCTGGCATATTATAATGCTCTTCATCCTGAAGCTATAAAATATAATGATGCTCATATAAATGAAGCATTGAAGCGTAATCCGGATTTTATCCGGCAGGTAAAAGAGATATCTGATACCGATATACATGAAGATAATAAAAGTATACTTGAAATGCTTTATAAAGTTACTGATTATTTTTATGATGATTCTGTACAAAAAAGTATAGAGCAGTTTAATAAACAGAATCACACGGAATTGAATTATGGAATGAAAGTAGTTTTCTTCAAATGGTATCTGATGGCTTACCGGGAATATCGTGATTTCTATAAGAAGTGGGGAAAAGAGCCTAAATACCATACTATTGACGAGTGGATAGCTTGTACTAATATTCGTGATAATTGGAAAGGTTCTGTATGGTGGTACTTTATAAAATATGTATATGAGATACATCATGTGTGGCTTGTAGACAGGCAGTCAATGGCGGATGATATCAAAAAGGTTGTAGAAGAGCAGAGACAGAGAAAATTGGGGGGAGACTAATATGGTGAAAGAAATAACTGATGTGGAATTTGCTGATATTGTATTGCAAAACAAATCAGTAGTGTTTATTGATTTTTATGCTCCGTGGTGTACTACATGCAGGGTATTACATCCAGCTTTTGCTGAAATAAGCGATATGTATTCTGATGTACTTTTTGTAAGAATTGATGTAGGAAAGTATTCTGATATAGCAGATAAATACAATATTATGCATCTTCCTACATTTATGTGTTTTTTGAATGGAAAAGAAATAGGAAGAACCGCAGCAGCAAACAATGAAATGTCTTTGTGTCAGTTTATTACTTCTAAATTGGAGAATTAAATGCAGAAAAAAAGATTAGGACGTCCTTCCAGCGGTATTCCTAGAAAGCAGTTGTCTTTGATGTTTACTGCTCCGGAGTATTGGGAAATATATGATCGTGCCCGTAAATCGGGTAAATCAATATCCCATTATGTAGCGGGTACTTTACTTGCTGATTGGAGATTTAAACGTGATCAGCCTTCTTTGATGCCTCAGAAACGTTCCGGAATAGTCAGTGAGCTTGAGAAGGCTATTATGACTAATAGTATTTCCAATGTGCAGATGGTTCTTGCTGAATATAAAAGTACTTCAGATATTATTTTTTCTTCAGGAAGAGTGAAGTGTGTCTATGAGGATAAAGATGTCATTAAATAGAGCCTGTACGCATATAAATTTTAATGGCGGATTGTATCTTGTGCTGGCTATTCTTGCCCAGGCAGAGAAAGATAAACATGACGGGCGGTTATCTGCTGATGACAGACGGGATGCTGATTTGTTTCTTTGTTCCGGAGGGACTATGGGAGTGTACGATTTATGTGTAGAGTATAAAAAAATATATGCTGTTGTTACGGAAAAATCTATTCAGAGTCTTGACAAGTTTTGTTTTTTATGATACACTGTTTATGTGAACGGGAAGGAAGGTATTGTAAAGATGAGTAATATGAGATGTCGATTGAAAAAGCAGTATTCTGTTTCGGATATAGCCGATATTGTCGGGATTGACAGGATATCTTCGTATAAAACAGAGGATATTGCTGATTTAGTATCCTATGTGCTTCCTGCTTATAGCCCAAAAGAAATAGGTACGATTTTGAAAATTACATTTAAGATGATAAAATTGCTTTTAATGAAGTATCATAAAGAGGTGTATATATCTTCTTTATGTGTGTTTAAAACAAATAAATATTATGAAAACAGCAAAAGATGGACATATGACTTGATTCCTATGCTTACTCCGGCAGATATACATGGAAAAGGGTATGATTTATATCCTGAAGATATAAATGATGGTTTGTGATATTATGAATCCTTTGAAATCGAAAAAACTGCTTTTACAGCATTTAGATAATGTTTTTTCTTTATATATAAAAAAAAGGGACAATTATGCCTGTGTTATTTCCGGGGATAAACGGAATATAGAATTGTACACTTTTATAAAAAGCGATAATTTTTATATTAAATATAATACATGCAATTCTTTTATGCTGTCTAAAAAATTATCTGCTGAATTTATAAAAAATCCGGTTCCTGTTTTACAGTATGTATGCAGATTATATGGCATGGATTATTTTGTGACATTAAGCAAGACCCGTAATCGGATACCTACAGATTGTCAGATAATAACTCGAATAAATGAAATAGTTAAGTTAACGGATCCTATAAGGGACAGGAGACGATGGGATGACTGATGAATCTGCTTTTGTAAACTCACAGATACAGGAAATACTGCCCTCATATAATGAGGTAGATTATCCTGCATTGTCTCCGGAAGAAATTTTATTTGTATATACTTATCTGGCCTATGGTAATAATGCTGGAAGAGCTTATATGGAAGTTTATGGGGCTGATAATAATACTCAGGCTAGGACTAAAGCTTTTCATTTGCTAAAGAAGAAGTCTATTATTGATGCCATTAATCGGATGCAGGAAGCTATATTTCAGTATGCACTGCATTCATTACCTAATGCTCTGCTTGTAGATATACAGACTGTTCGCAATATATCCTTGTCTGATATTTATAATTCTGACGGTACAGCTAAATCCCTTAATGATATACCTAAAGATATACAAAAATATCTTAAATTAAGGCATATTATTAATAATAAAACAGGAGAAATTATTACTGAATATGATGTTATAGGTAAAGATGATGCAATTTCTAAAATAATAGAGCTTCTTAAAATGAGGACACTTAGTGCTACTACGGAAACAATTACTGATGAGTCTGCAGCAATAAAAGAGGCAAGGGAAATTAGAAATAAAACATTGGGTACTTTTAAGGAGGAGCCTATTGAAAAATAGTCAGTTATTTGTGCTTATGCAGTGGATGCTTATGTGCGTTTTTATATTTTATAAGTTGTGTGCTGCAGGTTCTATATCATGGGGAATAGTTTTTTCTCCATTTTGGATTCCATGGATTATATGTTTTATTATTGCTGTTATTTTACTTTTATGGAGAAATAAAAATGATAAACCCCGGAAATAATGTGTATTTTTTTTATTCCACAGGAAACACTATTGTGGAACATGTTGGTATTGTATATTGTGTTATACCTGCAGGGTGTAATATAAATAATTCATGGTTCGGTCATATAGTGTCGGATTCCACAGCAATAAGAAGCAGTGATGTGTATGTAGTAAATGTAAAAGGGGTGTTGTTTCTTACTGCTTCTGCTGTTTCTGTTCCTGCTGATAAAAAATATCTGGAAAATGAAGTTGTTCCTTTTAAGAAGCATCATTTTTTTGATATACGTGATCGTATGATTGTTTGTGCTCTTGCACATGATCTTGGTGATTCCATACAGGTTATAGGTAATTCTTTGTACATCCCTTCTTGGAAAAAAAGATTTGTTTTTTCTGTTAAGAATGCCAAAGAATATATTTGTAGAATAGAGACAGTTGTTTCTGATGAAAATGGAAGACTTATTGTTTAATAAAACAATTAAATATGAGTGATTATCAATTTGATTTCATAAAGTATGCCGATGATTACGGTATTCCATATAGGCAGCATAATGGAAATCTTTCTAAGGGATGGATGGCGGCGGTAGACTGTCCGTTTTGTGCAGAAAATGGTTCAGGATTCGGTAAATATCATTTAGGCATACCTGAAGATGGTAATTATGGTAATTGCTGGGCATGTGGTGGGCATTCTTTAAAAAGTATAACTGGAAAGTTTACACCGGATATCCCTTTCGGGCAGCTTCTTAAACAATATGCCGGATATGTGGATATCCATGACAGGCTTGTTGTTGAACATGCCAAGCATGTAGATTTCTGTTTTTCTGATCTTGGAGATGTTGCCAAGAAGTACTTATATAAAAGAGGTTTTGATCCTGCTTTTCTTGTACAGAAGTATGGTATGTGTGACGGGGGGTTTACTGGTACTTTTCAATACAGAATTATAATACCTATTATTCATAATGGGGTATTAGTAGCTTATCAGGGACGAAGTTATCATAAGCTGATTGCTCCCAAGTATAGATTTTTGTCTGAGGAAAATTGTATAGAGAATCCTAAGCATATTCTGTATAATCTGGATAACTGTAAGCATGATTATGTTATTCTTACTGAGGGAGTGTTTGATTGCATTCGCTTAGCCGGGGATTATTGTACTAATGTATGTGCTACAATGGGAATTGCCACAAGTGAGGAACAGGTAAGACTTATATCAGATAATTTTAAGTCCGTTTATATTTGCTTTGATCCTGAAATTCCTGCTCAGGAGCGGGCGCATATGCTAGGTAAAAAATTATCATCCATGGGACTTGTAGTGCATATCGTGAATACAGAAAGAGACTATGATCTTGGAGATACCTCTTTTGAAGAGGCTGCTAAATTAAAACATATTATCTTAGAAAACGAGTTTTAGGGACTATATATGAAAAAAGCTGAAATAAAAAATGGTATTATAAAATTGTCTTTTTCTCTTGAAAAAACGGCGTTCATGAAAATATTATCTGAGATAAAAACTATTCCCGGAAGATTCTACAATGCTACTACCAAAGAATGGTGTGTTTCTGATACTATTGAAAACAGAAAAATACTGCATAAATTAGGTTTTCCTGTTTCTTGTGAAACAAATATATGTATTAAGTATCCTGAACCGCAGGCAGATATAGATATGGATGTTTTGTCACAATTACCATATACTTTACGTGACTATCAAATAAAAGCAGTTAAATTTGCTGAAGCTTCTAAGTGGAATTGTCTTATAGCTCTTGCCCCCCGTCTTGGAAAAACCATAGTTTCTTTGGTGGGTACTTTGCTTCATTCGGAAATGCTTCCTGTGTTGATAGTCTGTCCTGAAGTTGGCAAAACTGTGTGGCGTGATGATATTATGAAATGGTTTTGTAAACAGGCTACTATTTTATACACTATGACTCCGTATGATTATTGTAAATCTGATTTTGTTATTATAAATTTTGATATTCTGTATGCCTGGAAAGATTATCTACTGAAAATGAAATTTTGTTATTTTATTGTAGATGAATCCCATAGAGTTGGAAATTCCTCTGTTTATAAGAAAAATGATGGTGATGAAAAAGGACATACAGAACCAGTCAAGACTACATCTGCTTTTTTGGAACTTTCTGAAGTTATTCCTCATAGAGTACTGTTATCGGGTACTCCGGCTACTACTGCTATTGCTCAATTGCAACCACAGTTGGGGATATTCATAAAAAAATGTTCTAATAAATGGTGGTTTTTGCAACATTTTTGTGATCCCACTGTTGGTTATGGTGGTTGCATAGAGTATAAGGGATTTTCTAATAAAGATGAATTCAGAAAACTTACTGCTCCGGTTATTTTTTACAGAAGTAAACAGGATGTTGCCATGGAGCTTCCTGATGAGATGCATCAGTTTATTCATGTTCCTATAGATTTGAATTTGTATGCTGAAGAATTGACTGCTTTGAGGCATGATGCAGAAAAACAACATTTATCAGAAGAACAGTTAAATTATCGCATGTCTATGTTTTCTTCCTTATCTTATACGGCTAAACGGAAATATATATTTGATTGGGTGGATTCTTTTTTGATTAATAATGATAAATTGGTTATATATTGTTGGTATCAGGTAGTAGCAGATGATCTGATAAAGCATTTTAGTAAAAAGGCTGTGATGGTTAATGGTACTGTTACTGCAGTCAAAAGAAAACAGTGTATAGAATCTTTTAATACTGATGATCGAATTAAAATATTTATAGGGCAGATTTCTGCGGTAAAAGAAAGTATTTCCCTTGCTGCATCTGATAGTGTGTTGTTTGTAGAATTTGGATCTGCTAATTCGGGTTCTGTAATACAGGCATCAGAACGAATATGGATGCCTCACTTACAGCAGAAAAAGTTATGTTATTATTATATTGTTGGTGATGGAAGTATGGAAGAAGAACGTATAAAAATATTACAACAGAGATATACAATGATTTCTTCTGCTTTTGACGCTGATATGAGTAAACAGGGTATGTTTGGCAGGAAATTGTCTGATTTATTGATGTGAGTTTTGTCTGTATATATTGACAAAATTGTTTACAATGTATACTTTTGTATACATGAAGTCAATATATACTTGGGAAGATTTTAAAATATTAATGAAGTATCCTCATCTTATAGGTCATTTGGCTGGAATGAATGACCTTACTTTTATACATTCAGACTGGATACACAATGCTCATGACAGCACTAAAGATTTTTCCATGATGGCCTGCCGTAGTTCATATAAAACTTCTGCTGTAGATATTATAGGTGGAATATATCATATAATTAAATATCCTGAAGAGACAATGGCTATAACTAGAAAAACATATACGGCAGCTGCAGAAGTAGTCAAATCTATTTCTGAGATATCTGATATGCCTGTTATACATGAATTAATCCGGTTTGCTTTTTTTGCTGATAGAAATAATGATATTCCTTCAAATTGTGACTGGAAATTTAAGATAAGAAAAGAAGGAAAGTTAAATCTTTCTGTGAGGGAATCTTCTACTCCGGAATGTACAATAGAAGCCCTGGGGTTGGATTCAAAAGTAACAGGACGTCATTATGATTTTTGTGTGTGTGATGATATTGTGGATATTAATGATCGTTTATATCAGTCGTCCCGTGAATATACTAAACTTATGATGGGGGAAATTCGCAGCAATGTTGTGAAGAAGACCGGACATACTGCTGTTATAGGTACTAAATGGGCACGGGATGATGCTTTTGATGTTCTTGAAAAGGAGGGGGTTCTTACATCTGATAATATCTATCCATGGCAGAAACTACCGTTTATTCCTGTTTCAGCTATAGAAGATGCCCGGAAAAAACAGACGCCTGCTTTGTTTGCCTGTAATTACGAATTGAGATATGATTCCGGTTCAGATTGTCTGTTTAAGGAACCCCGTATGGGTGAATGGGATTATAAGCATTCTGCTCATACTATTTGTCATGTAGATGCTTCTTATGGTGGCGCAGATAATAACGGTATAACCATATTATGTCAATTGCCGGGGAATAAGATAGGTGCTGTAGGATTTAAACGTTCTGGTCATGTTAAAGATCAGTTGGATTTTATATGCCGTACCATGCAGTTGTATGGAGCTAAGACACTTTATCTTGAGGACAATTCTGATAAAGGATATACCGGTGACAGCATATTGAATAATCCTGTAGCTAAACAATATGGGATATGGATAGAAAGTTATCATGAAACTATGCAGAAACAGAATAAGATATCTTCTGTCTTATATGATAACTGGTCAAATATTATATTTGCTAAAGAAACTGATTCAGATTATCTGTGTGAAATAACTGATTGGAATGAACAGACGAAAAATCATGATGATTGTCCTGATTCTCTGGCTTCCGGATTGTTAAGGGGCAATTTTTCTTTGAATAGTTGGATGGCTTTATATCAATAACGATGTCTTCACTACTTGACAAACTTATAGTAGTAGTATACTTTTGTATACACTAGAGGTAGTCATGGTGGAACAAAAACGGGGTCGTGGTAGACCAAAAAAGATACCGAACAAAACTGATTCCGTAGCAGATATATCAGCAGTTTCTGTTGATAAACAGGTACATTCTGATAATTGGAAAAATGAACTAACGGGTCTTGGTCAGTTAGCTGATCGTTCAATTAAAACAAAATATTCTTATTCCGATATTCTTGATAATGGTACTCTTACTGATATGTATATGGGTGGGGGTCTGGCTACCCGTATCGTCAATATTATTGCTGATGATATGACCCGTGAATGGGTGTATATTGGTGATAAAGATAGTAGATTTGTGGTAGAAGATTCAGTGAGAAGTCTTGCATTGGAAGAAAATATAAATACTGCTCTCAGATGGCAGAGATTATATGGTGGTTCTCTGCTTATTGTTGGTGCTGATGACGGCAGAACTATGGATCAGCCATTGAATGAGAAAGCTATTAAAAGTATAAATTATTTCCGTCCTGTAGATTCTACTTGTGTAGATCTTTCTGCTTCTCAGTGGGAAAAAAATCCATTGTCTTCTCGTTTTGGTAAAGTTAATATATATCGTATAAGATATAATGTGTATGATACATATGTTAATATGGATATTCATTATACACGGCTTATAGAATTCCACAATGATCCTTATCCATCCGGACAGTATAAGATGATAACTACAGAACAGCAGTACTGGGGTATGCCTGCTTTACAGACTGTAAATGAATCTTTACGTGATCTTGGTGGTATTACTCAGAATACAGTTAATATTTTGTATGATTTTGTGTCCGGTGTATATACACTTAAGGGGCTTTCGCAATTATTGGCCCAGGATGCTGATGGTAAGGCAAAAACAGCTCTTACAAAGAGATTTGAAGCTATTAATATGGCAAAATCTGCCATAAATGCTGCTATATTGGATGAGGGAGAAACATATACAAAGAATTTTACTACAGTATCAGGGCTTCCCGAACTCATGGATAGGTTTATGCTTCAGTTGTCCGGATCTACAGGTATTCCTGTTACCCGTTTATACGGGCGTTCTCCGGCCGGACTTAATGCTACAGGAGAAGCTGATATACGGAATTATTATGATATTATTGAAGCGCAGCAGAGAAACAGGTTATATGTTCAATTGATGCGGTGCTTTCAGCTTATATGTATCTGGAAAGGGCTGGATTTTTCAAATCTTAATGTGACATTTAATTCTTTGTATCAGCTTACAGAAACAGAAAAAACCCAGATAGAAAAGGATGAGGCTACAACCCGGCAGACTGTGGTTAATACACAGATAACTCTTATAAATAATAATTTACGTGATCCGGAAGCTGTTGCCAGAGAGCTGGGTTATGAGGATGAAATGCCTGATGATATAGGTGAATCGTCTAGTGAGATTAATAGTGGGGATAATCCGGTAAATGAATAATATTCAGGCAAAGAATTTTATAAAGACTCAGCGGTCTCTGATGTCTTCTTTGAAAAGAAAAAGAACTAGTAACAGGAAACGTACCTATGTGTCTTATCCTCTTGCTACGGAAAAGAGTTATGCTGTGAAAATATCAGATTATATGCAGGGTTTTATAGATAATATAAATACAGCAGTAGTGGCATTCAATAATAAACATTTTGATGATGACAGTTCTGATGTGGATGCTTTGTGGGTTCAGATGGAAAATGAATTTGTTCGGTATTTTGGTACGTCTGTATATGCTTCTGTTAATCTGGGGGCGATTCTTAAAAAAATAGCAGAGCGTGTTTTAGGTTCTGATAGTTTGTATATGCAGAAACAGCTTGAGATTATATCAGGTGTTTCTTTTTCCGTGGATACCCCTTGGTGGGATAATCTGGTTTCTTTGTGGGAACAGGAAAACTACAGGCTTATAAAGTCTATGGGTAATGAATATATTACTAAAGTTAATCAGATAATACTTAATGGAATATCCAATGGATATTCTTTATCAGAATTATCTGATCAGATAAAGTCAGTGGGTGCAGGATTGACTGAAGCACATTCAAGACTGATTGCCAGAGATCAGATAGGAAAACTTAATTCTTTAATATTGAAGAATCAATCTACATATATAGGTATTAATACTTATTATTGGCAGACAGCCAGGGATGAACGTGTACGGGGTAATCCTACTGGAAAATATTCGAAAGCAGTTCCTTCTCATTGGATTATGGAAGGTTTGTTGTGTTCCTGGGAAAATTCGGATGTTTACTCTGATGATTTAGGAAAGACATGGAAACAGAAAACGGATAAAATGGAACATTTGCAGGTAGGAATGGCTATTCAATGCCGTTGTGAGGGTGCTCCGTCATGGAATCAGTATGTTCAGAATATAGATGATACTATAGGGAGGACGATATGACAGCAGATGATGGATTAATGAAAAAAATACGTGATGCTATTGAGTCTATAGATTATGGTAGTGTAAGGATAATTTTATCAGAAAAAGGTAATTATATTGAAATCATTACTGAAAAATGTTCCCGTATATATAAAGATGTTGAGTATCATAAAGGTTAATGAAGGAGTGTATGCGGGTAAAATACAATATATCTAGTGCTGCATTGACAGTAATAAGTTCTGCCAAGAAATCCGGGTCAATATATTTGAAGTATCCGGCACCTGATGATGACATATATGTATATTATACCCTGCGTGCTCATTTTGGTGGTTTGACAGATATGATTGCTGATTTTGTTTGGTTTTTTATTTTATAATAATCAGAGTGTCCTGACTACTTGACAAACTTATAGTAGTAGTATACTTTTGTATACAGTATGGGAGATGATATGTCAGTACAAAGATTTGATAAAATAGATGCTCCGGACTGGATGATTAAGCCTTTCACAAAGACTCCTGAAGGATTTCTTTCCGGAAGAGCTTGTGTTACAAATATAGGGATTTTTCCATACAGACTTGATGATGGCAGCATTCAATATGAGTTGAGGCATCCGGATGATGTGTTTGCACAGGAATCAATGGATTCTTTGAAATTAAAACCTATGACCAATGATCATCCTCCGGAAATGCTTAATCCGGAAAATGTTAAAAAGTATCAGGTTGGTAATTTAGGAGATAATCCTGTTAATGGAGATAATATTCATTTAACTATAGATGCTATTATTCAGGATGGGGTTGCTATAGATGCTGTGAATGCAGGAAAAAGAGAATTATCCTGTGGTTATATGGCTGATGTGGTAGATGAGTCCGGTACTTGGCTGGGTGTGCCATATACCAAGAGACAAAAAAATATATGTTACAATCATGTAGCATTGGTTGATGCTACTCGTGCCGGTGAGGCTGCATGTGTAAAGCTGGATGCAGGTGGTGGGGAAATGGTTAATATTGTTGATTTGAAAAATGCCGCTGGTGCGGTAAATAGTAAGGAGGATATAATGCCGGATATGAAGATGGTTAAACTCGATGGGGTAGATTATCAGGCAGAAGCACAGGTTATTGCCGCACTTACAACGGTTAAGGCGAGCCTTGATTCTGCTGATAAAATGCTTACAGACGAAAAGAAGAAGGTTTCTGCTCTTGAAGCTGAACGGGATTCTCTTAAAGAATCAAATGAACAGCTTAAAAAAGATCAGATGGATGCTAAGAAACTGGATGAAGCGGTAAAAGCTAAAATTCGTATTCTTTCTTTTGCTAAAGAGGCAGAAGTAGAAGTGAAAAATGATATGTCTGATGAGGACATTAAGAAAACCGTTATTCTTAAAAAGTTTCCTAATGCTAAGCTTGATGGCAGGGATGCTGTATATATCAATGGAAGATTTGATTGCGCTTGTGAAGAGATAGAAGCGCATCGTACAGATGCTGCCGCAGCCAGTTTGAATACTGCCGGAGCAGGTAATGCCGGGGGTGCTCTTTCAAAAGAAGATGCTGCTAAAAAGGCTTATCATGACCGTATTTACGGAAAAAAGGAGTAAAAGATGGCACAATATGGAACGCCTGATGTTGCTATTGCCGGACTTTTGGTTGGATTAAAACATGATTTTGATTCCGCTATAGCTCAGGAGATTATTGGGTTTGGTGCACCTGTTTTTGGCATGGTTGGCGCAGAGAATAAAGCGTATGCTTATCATAATGAAGTGGCTACAGTAACTTTATCTACAGATTTAATTACAGCCAATGTTATTTCCGTTGTATACGGGGGTATTACCGTTTCTGAGACATTTGATACAAGTCATGCTGTCACTATGGCGGCTCTTGTAGCAGCTATTAAGACTGATCTTGCAGCTTATGTTTCCAATGCTTCATATACTGGTGATGTTCTTACTATTACTTTCCTGCCTCAGTATGATGCAACTGTAACTGTAACAGTTACTGCCGGAGCAACACAGCCGACTATTACCAATGTGATCAGTACGGCACGTGTATTTCTTGGTGTAACACCATATACGCCTAAAGGCGGAAAAGATTATGGTGCCGGAACGGCGGCGTATCAGACATACTTTGAGATGCCTATTACGAAACGTGGACAACTTTGGGTTGTTGCAGCATCTACTGTATCTGATAAAGATGCAGCATATGTAATCAAAGCTGCTGGTAGTACTATGGGGACATTTACGGATGTTTCTTCTAGTAACTATAATATCGGTGCATATTTCCGGTCTAACTACACGGGTGGGTTTGCTGTCCTTGAAGTTAACGGGATGAAATAAGGAGTAAAAGATGGCAGGATTTGATGGTGGACATCTTGATGCCGGAGAAAGCATTTTTTTTACCCGCCAGTTGGAAACAATCCGTGCAGGTGATTACAATGTTCTTTATCCGGAAAACAAGCTGTATAATATGCTTCCCAAAGGAAGTGATGGTGATGAACTGACAGAGGATATTACTCACCGTATTTTTGATCGTGTCGGTATAGCAAAAATGGGTGGCGGAGATTATGCTGAGGATTTTCCTGCAGTAGATATCCACGGTAAAGAAGAGACTGTTCATGTAAAGAATTGTCAGGACTCTTATCACTATACTAATACAGAGATTAAGCGTGCAGCTAAAGTTGGTATAGCTCTTGATTCAAGACGTGCCCTTACTGCCCGTCAGATGATTGATAATCAGCTTGAGACAGTATCTAAGACAGGTGATACGGGTACAAATCTTAAGGGACTGTTCAATCAGACAGGTGTAACTGAATATGTGGTTCCTAAAGGAGCTACTGTATTTACTGGTGTTTATTACACTGACTGGACGCATAAGACTGCGGATGAAATTCTTGCCGATATGAATGGTATGATTTCTGCTGTTCAGGAAGGTACGAATGGTGTAGAAAGTCCTGATCATCTGGTATTGTCTCTTGGTAGATATAATCTTATTAAGAATAAGCGTATAAGTACTGGGGATTCTGATGGAAAGACTGTGCTTACCTATTTTAAGGAACAGAACCCTGATGTAATGCTTGATTGGATAGCAGGACTGGATACTGCTGCTGTTACCAATGCTGCTTATGACGGTAACCAGCTTATGGTGGCATGGAAGAATTCTGCTGACAAGCTGGTTATGGATCTTCCTGTGCCGTTTGATCAGATGGAAACTATGCGTGATGGTCTTGTGTATATTGTGCCTTGCCGTGCTAGAACTGCCGGGGTTACAGTATTTTATCCTAAGTCTATTTGTTATGCTAAAGGCATCTAAGTGATTTTTCCGGGGGAAATGTATCCCCCGGATATTTTTCATATATAAGGAGTTACCTATATGATTGTAAAGACTAATACCGACGGAGCGCTTGCTTTTCCTGTTACTGATGAGCATACGACGCTGGAACTTTCTCCGGGATGGAATGATATTCCTGATGAACGATGGGCAAAAGTACGTAAACATGCAGAAAGCCGTATAGAAAGCGGTATAGTTGTAGAGCAGACAAAGGCAGTAGCAAAGAAAGATATTCCTGCTGATTTGCCTAAAGAACTTTCTAATATACCGGACGATAAGGATGTTGAAAAATTCAAGATCCCTGTTGATTTTTCTGATATTGGTAATCAGAATAATAAAGTGGTAAGTATAGTAAAAGAAACTTTTCATATGCCGACTCTTAAAAAGTGGCTTGAAGAGGATTCTCGGTCAGATATACGGGCTGCCATACTCAAACAGATTGACGGCGTGGAAAAAGGAACTATTAAAGGATAAATAAATGACAGCACTGGAAATAATAACCCTTATATATCCTGCTTTTGCTTCTACAAGTAATGTAGGGGGCTATATTACTATGGCTGAGGGATTAACCAGTGCTGCTTATTTTAGAGATAACTATACACTGGCTGTGGCTCTCAGAGCATGTCATATGTATTATGTGGCTACTTACCGGGCTGGACAGGTTGGTTATATTACACATGAAAGCGCAGGAACACTTTCACGTACATACAGTGGTATTTCCGGGACACCTAGTAATCTGGAAAGTTCTTCTTTCGGGGTTCAGTTACTGGAGCTTATTAATAATGGAACAATACGGGGGCTGACAACCTCTGAATATATACAGAGTATATATTTATCGGAGTAAAAATATGTCTGATTTATTTATACTTGAAGAATCTTATGAAACAGTTAAAGTGTATAAACCCGTAGAGACTGGCAGCGGTGGGTGGGATAGTGCATCTACTATCAGTTCATGGGAATATGTACAGGATGTCCGCATTTCTATAGAACCGACTACTCCTGCTGATTCTATATTGAATGATCAGAATTATCAGGGAGGGGTGTATTGGGGAATGCTCCCTATAGAATATTCCGGGGTTCTTGTTGAAGGATATGGTATAATGAGTGTTGACAATACAAGTTATATTGTTGTGGGTAAACCGAAGATATTTAAGACTATATTGCCTCATGTTGCCTGTGTTTTGAAATCACGTCAGTTTGTGGTGAGTTGATGAATAAAAATACTGATTATGAATTAAAAGGCTGGATATGTAAGGGTACAGGGGAAGATGATTCTTCCGGATTGGGTATAGACGCTGTTTTGAATGATATCGGTTATTATGGTGTGCAGGTGATGAAAGAAAAAACCATACCATATAATGCTTCCGGCAGACTTACTGATTCTATTATGTATCGTACAAATAAAAAATCATCTGCTAATTCCGGTAAATATGCAAGTGAAGACAAGTTATCTGCTGTTACAGAAGACAATGAAGTGGACATAGGATCAAATGCTCCGCACGCTGTTTATAGAGAAACATATTCCGGAATACACAGAAATTCTGATAAAAGTGAATTATTTATATCTAATCTTAAAGAATGGGTGCGTAATGAGATTGGTGTTGAACCGGATGATATGTCTATGGGTAAGGCAATATTTGAGACAATACTTAAAGAAATAAGGGATCATGATACTCCGGGAAAACCTTTTGTAGAAACTTCTGTGGATGAAATAGTTGCTTATGCTAAAACACAGCTTCAGTCATCAGTAAATATTTTTATTGAAATCATGAACAGGAAGGGGGGTAAATAAATGTTGGAATATGCTTTAACTAATTATTTTGCTTCTGATACTGTTTTGATGTCTTATTTATATTCTACTTTCAGTATTTATATATCCCAGGCTCCTACTACAGCAAAGATGCCATGGATGATTGTTTCTGCTGGGGGTGGCTCACGTAACCGGATAACAAAGAACAGAATAGAAGATATAAATACTGTCCGGATAGTCGTTGATTTTCCAGCTACTCAGGCTGACAGTATACGGGGTAGGAATGCTATAGAGAGAGCTAAATATCTTGTGGAGAATTATCGTGGCGATATGGGAAATAATGCAAATACTTCTCATAATGCTTATGACGTGTATATCACTTGTACTGCTATAGAAGATATTCCTGGTTCATCCGGAACATACCGGTATCAGTTTTCTGCAAAAATACGAAGTATAGAGACAGTAACCCGTCCTGTCTAATCTACTTGACAAATACATGTATATAGTATACTTTTGTATACAGTAAAGGGCATATTTGTGCCCTTATGAAATATAAGGAGGACAAAGCATGTCTGATAAAAGGCTTGTTGGTGAAGATGCTTCGGCTTATCGTTTTACATTAGGAACTATGGTTACAGGTGATGGTAGTACTACTTTCATGTCTGCTGGAAAGCTTTATAAGATAGCGGCAAAAGCTACTACTACTTCTATTTTTCCGGTTGGGTTTTCAGTTAATGATTATTACTATGCTCCGTTGCAACAGACTCTTGCTGTGGGTGATAATGTATATCCGGTAACAGAAACTCTTATTGCAGATTGCAATTCATGGGAAATGACTGTTTCTGCAGATAGTGTTGAAGTTACTGTTTTGAAAGATACAGTAAAGAAATATCGTAAAGGCAAGGTGGATATTGCTGGGACGATTACAGGTATTGATACTACTGATCAGTTGAAAACTGCCGGGTCTATTCATAATAGATTTATTAAAGTGGTCAATCTTACATCCGGTATTGCTCCGGTAGCAGCAGATATTTTCCCGATTGATGGCAGTGATTATTTCATTAAAGCTTATCTTAATGATGATACTCTTATTGGAAATACTCAGGTATTCATACTTGCCCAGATAGATCCTTTGGGAACAAAATGGGGAGCTGCAATAGGAAGTGCACAGGAATGGTCTGCTGATTTTAAGCTTATTAATATCGATCCGGTAATGTATACTATTACAAACGCATAGGTTATAATTCCCCTCTTAACAGAGGGGGTTATTTATATTTTTCATTATAGGAGATACCAGATGAAAGTAGCAGTGTCAACAGCAAAAGAACGAATTTATATTCCGTCATGTCTTAAAAATAAAAAAGCGGCCGAACAGGAGCAGATAAAAATCATATATATGTCTCCTACACAGACAATAAAAGATAAAGTTTTGTCTGCAAAGATGAATTATATCAAAGGGGATAGTGGGGGGATGGAGCCTTCTATGTCTGTAAATCTTGATAAAAAGGATGTTGTTTCCGCTCTTCTTATCCGTATAGAAAATTTCTTTTATTATGATAAAAAAGATTCAACAAAAGAGACGGAAGTGTGCTCTGTTTCTGATCTGTTTGAAGCTCCGCTTGAATCCGGTGCCGGGGATCTTGTGGATGATATATACAAGTTTTTTATGGAAGTTCTTACTGGGAAGGTTATCAGCGAAAAAAACTGAGGGTTGCCTATCATCTTGTTCATGATGGTAGGTATAATCAGCATTACCGGAAAGAAAAGGAAAATGTTCCGGTTCTGCTTTGTGAGATAAACGGGGAATCTGTATGTGTTACAAGAAAACAGGTTTCTGATTATATAAATGACCCGCAGTTTTTAAGGATTTTGGCAATATACAATTATACTAAATTGTGGGGAATGCCTAATGGCTGCGGATGGGCAAATGAGCCTCTTGATGTACTTGAGGGAATAACAGCTCTGGAACTTGAGGCTAGAAAAATAGAGCAGGAAGAATTGGAGAACAAAAGAAAACATGGCAACAGCGGAAGCAAAACTGAAGGTGGGAATTTCCGGCACGTCGGAATTCCTGAAGGAAATAAAGGGCATCAAAGTTGAAACCTCCAATGATATGGATGCTATGTCTGCATCTGTCAGGAAGTCTATTAATGCTATGGTTGCCCAGTATGCTTCTGCTGCTGTTATTATTGCAAAAACAAAACAAGTAATAAGTGAAGGTGTCAATTTCAATAAGTTTGTTGAATCTTCTACTACTGCATTTGGTGTCATGATGAAATCAGCTGAAGCAGCAAAGGATGAAGTACAGAGTCTGTATGATTTTGCTGTTAAAAGCCCCCTTACATTTAAGGAAACCGTTACTGCAAGTAAACAGCTTATGGCGTATGGTTTTGCTGTAAAGGATTTGATTCCGAGTATGGATATGCTGGGTACTGTTGCTCTGGCTACAGGGCATAGTCTTGAGGATATATCTTATGTGTATGGTACTTTGCGTGCACAGCAGAGAGTATATACACGTGATCTTATGCAGTTCGGTATGCGTGGTATACCTATTTATGAGGAGTTGAGCAAAGTACTTGGTGTTCCAGTAAATCAGATACAGAAAATGACTTCAGAAGGAAAAGTCATGTTTTCTGATGTTGAACAGGCATTTAAGAATATGACCAGTGAAGGCGGTCGTTTTTCCGGGATGATGGAACAGTACATGACTACTTTACAGGGAAAGGAATCCATGTTATCCGATATCTGGCAGCAGGATTTAGGAAAACTCACATCCGGATTAACTGATCAGATAAAGAAAATTGTGGATAATCTGACAAATGTTTTTAGTTCTGATTCTTTTAAGAGCTATTTGTCAGATATAGGAAGTGTATTAGCCACTATAACAAATATTGCAGGCAGTTTACTTTCTTTTATTGCTTCTAATATAGGTATTCTTACTACACTATTGGGAATAATAGTAGGATTAAAAATATTGAATATTATGCCGAAAATTCTGGAATCTATAGGTATAGCAATATCTTCTATACAATTCGGTACTCTTATAGCTAATTTGAAAAATTCTGTTATATATATGACTTTAATTGGGAATACAATAAAAGCCGTATCTGTTAGCCTTGCATCATTTGTTGCAGCTAATCCGGCTGTTTTAGCAGCTTTTGCCGCCATAACTGCAGTGGTTATTGCCGGAACAATAGCTTTTAAAGCATATAAAAAAGAATATGATGATATAAAAAAAGCTGCCGCAGAAAAACAGAAATCTTTAAAAGACGAATCAAAACAGATGAGTACAGCTTCTTCAAGTTATGCAGGGCTTACTTCTGTAGTACAGTCTTATTATGATATTATTAAAAGTAATAACAGTATGTCTTCGTCCGGATTTAACTGGACTAATGTAATAAATGCCTGGGCGGATAAACTTGGGGTTGCCAGGGATGATATTGCTCAGGTTCTTTTTGATATGGGTAAAATAGGTAAGAATACTGCTTCTTTATCCGGTTTTTCTCCAAAAATATCAACTAAAGGTTATTCCACAGAATTGAATGAATTTTCAAAGGTATTTGCATCATCTGCCCTGTCTTTCAGTGGTATGGCTGATGATCAGATAAATGCTATGTATAAAAATGCCAAAGAAAAGATTTCATTTACTACTACAGATATACATACTGCATTTGCTTCTATTAAGGATAGTAATCCGGAGATAGCTAAAGCATTTGCTTCCATGCTGTCTTCTATGGGGATAGGTGTAGATAGTTTTTCCACAAGTATGTCTGATAAATTCAGCAATGCTTTTAATGATCCGAATTCAAAGTTGACTGCTTATTTTTCATACATGGATAAACTGGGTCAGGAAACATCCACAGATATAATGGAAACTGTGGCAGCTGTAAATCCTGCCATAGCTTCTGCAATGTCTGATGACATAAAGACAGTAGTCAGCAAGAACATAACTATATATCAGACAGCACTTGAGGATTTGACCAAGACATTAAAAACGCAGAATCCGGCGATATCTTCTGTTCAGCTACAGGCTAATGATTTGTATAAATTATATACTGAAAGAATGGAGTACTGGATAAATAAACTTCCGGATAAAGCAAAAAAACCTGCAAAAGAAATAGCAGAAAAGTTTTATCAGGAAGTATCTGCATATTTTGATGACTGGAAAATAAAACTCACACTCAGTGGTGTGGATGATATGATGCATGAGCTTCAATCTTCATTGCAGGATGTTTATAATAATCTGCAGAAAAAAAATACTGAATATCAGAATGCCCAGGGTGTAGTTACATCTGCACAAGCCGAATATACTAAGGTAAAAGGTAAGGGTGGTACAAGTGAGTCAAATGCCACAACGGTTCTTAATAATGCAATTGCCAAGATGGCTGTTGCTGGTGATGATCTTGTAAAATATTCTGCTTATGCATATCAGGCTATTCCGGAGATGATACAGTACTATAATCAGCAGATAGACAATCTTCATTTTTCAGAACTTGCAAACGGGATAGATACTTTCTGGGATAATATCGGAGGAGATGCATATAAAAATTTATCTTCCGGGGTAGAAGGGTTGTCATCCAAGACACGTACTTTGGGATCTACTTTTTCTAGTGCCGGAAAAATAGTTATAGGAAGCATGGAAGCATTGGGTAAATCATTGCTCCAGGGTACACAGCTTGGTGATTTGATATCAGCTTTTGCCAGTACAAATGAGCAGGAAAACACTAATGAGCAGATAATGAGTGATCAAATAAGTACTGTGACCACTGCAGCTACTAATGCCTTGAATGCAATATCAGCCTATTTTACTGGTCAGTCTGTGGGCACTGTTCCCAGTGTATCTGATTCAGGAACCAGCAGTGCTTCCGGATCAATAGGTAACATCGTTTCAGCATATTCTGGTAATTCCGTGTCTACTCTGCTTAGTATGTTTACTAGTAATCTGACAGGAGCCTCTACTGCTGCGTCTGGAGCGGCATCTTCTGCTACCGGAGCATCGTCTGCTATGTCTGGTGTTTCCGGAGCTGCCGGAGGTTTGATTTCTGTTATTATACAGCTTGCTATGGCTTTAGCAACTGCTTTAGCTAATGATAATACATGGGGGGATAGTTCTAAAAAATTAGTAAATCTTTTTGATACTATAGCTGATGCACTTGAGCCATATATATCTCTTATTTCCGAGATAATAGGATCTCCAATTGTTGAATTGTTGGAGTCATTTGGTTCTGCTTTGGGATCTATTATTAATTTTTTTGTTTCTGCTTTGCAGGCATTTGATCCTCTTTTTCTTGTTACTGAAATTGCTTTGAAAGTATTGTCTGCTGTACTGCAGTTAGTTGCTGCTGCTTTTAGTTGGTTATATGATACGGTAATAGTTCCGGTGGGAAATAAAATCATAGATATGGTAAACGGTTTGATTAAAGTTATCAATAAAATTTTCAGTTTTGCTGGAGTACATCTTAAATATATTGCTAAACTTCAAAAGACAGCGGATCTTCTTGAGGATTTGAATGGTATACTTGATAACAGTAAATCAGCATTGAGTCAGACTATAGATTATCTTACAGATAAAATCAATGATGCTGTAGATGATCAATTGGATTCTCTTAAGGATCTGTATGAGGCTGGTGCTATATCTGCTACGGATTATCAGACACAGGCGAAAGCACTTAATGCTGAAAAAATATCTTCTACTGATGAATTAGTCAGTGATGCAGATATAGCACTCACTTCGATGAGTAGTATATATGATCGTCTGTATGCTTTATATACTCTGCAGGATGCCATAGAAAATGATGATACTTTGTCTGATTCTGAAATGAAAGCTTTGTATACAGCTTACGGTATATCCTCTGAATCAAGTCAGTCTGCTATGAAAACAGCTATACAGGCTGCATTAAAAGCATATAATGATGCTAATGTTACTGCTGTTTCCATAGCCAATGGTACAAAAACAAGTGATAATAGTAGCAGTGATGACGATGATGATGACGATGATGACAGCGGCATTGACTGGGAAAAAGTAGCAGAGGGAATTGCCACCGGGGGGGTGTCTACAATAGTAGACGGTATAGGAGATGCTTTTGGATGGTGGGACACCGGGTCTACTAATATTTTAGCTGATCAGGCCGGAATTGTACATAAGGGGGAGGCTGTGGTTCCTAAAACTTTCATGGACGGTATACGTGCCGGTGACCTGGCTCTTACAGGTCCGGATGCAGCATCTTCTTCTGGGGATACCTATATTTCTTTAACAGTAAATGGTTCCGTTATGCAGGAATCTGATCTTGCAGATACTATAGCTACACGTATATATAAGATGCGGGCTAAAGGTACGGCAACAGTATGAATATAAAAGTATTTGTCAATTATCAGGATGGAAATGGTTTTTTTGATATATCGGATTTTGTTAAGTATGACACTTTGAGTATATCTATAAATGCTTTTTCCACATCATATAAATATTCTCAGAATGAATGTTCTTTTGATATTATCTATAATTCCACTGAATTTGCTTATATGTCTCAGACACACAAGGATATTATTCTCAGAATAATAGACCTTAAGACAGGAAATGCTGCTGCTTTTATTGCAGATCCATCGCTATTTTTTACCTGTGAGGCGTCAGGAACAGCTACAGCTTTATTCTACGGGCACATACCAAACAGTAAGTCCTGGAGTTATAACGGCATAGCAGACAATACTGTTATATCCGTGGAAGCAACAGATGATCTTGATTATTTGGATGTTCCTGCAGGGGATATAGTGTGTTCCAACTGCCATGTATTTTATCCTGCTGATAAATCGCATTCCATTGCCCATTATCTTTTATTTAAGGGTAACTGGGGTGATTCAAGAATTTATACTTCTGACTTTTCCAACACAACAGATAACTGGAATGTTTCTGGTGGAAATTTTACTGTTGATGGAAAATATCTTATAGTTTCTGCAATATCTTCTGCTTGTTATATTTATCATGCTTTTTCTTTTTCAGGTACAGATAATCCTTTTATTTCTTTTGATATAAACAGTAAAAATAATATTCCGGCGGATGTAAGGGTATATTATTCCACAGGGATGCATGGATATTCCGACAGTTATTATAAACAGATATCTTTTTCAGATAATACAGGAACGTGGGCTAATTTATCTGCAGATATGTCTGATCTTACTGTAGGGGGAAGTGACTGGATAAACAATGTTATTACAGGAATAAAAATAGTTCTTGAAGATAATATTGCCGGAGGAACAATACAATTATGTGATGTGATCATCGGAGGTATGTCAAGGGTATCTTCTGATGTTACTATAGATACAGTTATAGAAAAATGTGTTCCTGATGATGAGGATACCTCTATTCTTACTATGCTGGATACCCTTTTTTACGAATATGGGTATTGTTTGAGTTGTAATGCAATGGGTTATATTTCTCCGGTAAAATGGCAGGTGACTTCATCTGCGGCAGATATTACTTTCAATGAAGACAATATAATAGATAAAATATCAGTATCTGATGCTGTTAATTCCTATGATGGGGTGAAACTTACTTATTATAAACTTGGTTCTGCTGATAAGGTTCTTTTATATAGAGATAATAACTGTGAATATGGTGATACTGGTGTTCTTAAGGGTTATGATGTTTTGTCCGGATATTTTTATCCTGTTGATGTTAATGTTATAGATACTACTACAGGAATAAACAAGGTAGTTGAACAGGAATATACAGATTCAGGAATTACCTATGTTACTAATTATGCGATAGTACATAATCTGGATTATTATAAAGGTGCTTTTAGTTCAGATTATTCCAGTATTGTGGCTACAGCAAATCATTATATGGATATGCTGGCAGATGACGGATTGACTACTGTTATACAGTCTTTCGGGAATAAAAAATGCCGGTTACTGTATAAGAATAACACATCCGGTGTTATAAAACTTTATGCTAATAATGTATTCGGTACTGTCTGGTATAAAACCAGTGAACTTACTTATGAGGCGGATATAAAAACTGTTCCGGTAAACCGGTATAATTATACCAGTACATTTATATTCGATGATACTACTGCTGCTTTATTTACAAAATCTCTTGTAACCCAGTATAATACCGGACTGGTTACTTTTTCCTTTACATCCGCTGATTCTGCTGTTTCCGGGACTATGGCACATATTTATTCTGCTTCTGCAGGTATAGATATACTTACTCTTATCCGTTCAGTAAAATATGATTCAGAGACAGAATTGTATACATACACATGTTTATCCTGTTCCTATGATCTGCTCAGTCTTACAAACTCTTCTACACGACAGATAGCCAATGTAAATTATGCATATCCGTATGTTTTGTCTTTATCCAGAACAGCTATAACAATTCCTTTTACAGATAAAGTTGCAGATTATTCTTCCGCCTATACGGATATAAGCATAGTACAGAACGGAATAAATATGACTGCATTTTTCAGTCTGTATGTGACAGCTCCGTCAGGAATAACCGGAGTGTTGTCCGGAAACAGATACACAATTACTTCGTTTACCGGAGTAGGCGGAACACTCATAGTAACGGCCATGAAAGGGGATATTACTCTTACAAAAACCATAGATGTTACTTACAGCGGTGACAGGGAGGCTCCGGATGTAAAATGGGCAACTGATATCTCCCTTACTATAGATCCGGCAGTTGTTGCTATTCCTGCTGACACTATTGTTATAGGAAATGGCACTGATGTTCTTGGTGAAGGGGATTATGTTTTCGGTTCTCCTAGTGTAAAGAATACAATCATAGCTGCTTCTGCTTCCATGCTTTATGTTGACGGAAGCTCCTATGCATATGCCGGAAGATTTGTTATAACGGCTGATTCTGTTGTCATATACACTTCTGCAGAAGATGAGTCTTCCTGTTCGCAGCTTATAGGAGTAAATGCATTATCCGTAGTTGTAAAATTGTATGAGGCAGGCGGTATAATGAATCTGCTTGATACCCAGACTATGGGTATTGTTACAAGCGTGAATAATCTTATTGTATTTGCCAAGAATGGGCACCTGGCATATACGGCTGATGCAGACGGGTATGTAAATGCTTCTGTTAAAAAAGTACAGATTGTCGCTTACCGGGGTCTTAATCCTGTAACTATGTTTCTGTGGGTAAGATCGGTACCGGCGGGTTTTAATCTGGCAGTTGCAGATGATACCGCTTATATAACTGCTCTTGCCGGTAAATCTATGCCTGAATCAGGAAGCATATGTCTGTCTACCGGATATTCTTATGTTTTTGGCGAAGGTGATTATGTTTTTGGGGATGCATCATTTGTTTTTGGTATGCATTCAGTTTCAGAAGAAGAGTCGGCCTGTGTTGATATTCAGTACGACAAGGTGTATTTATCATGATAATATATGAAATAAAAAACTCTCCTGCAAGTATTACTGCATTGTCTTCAGGAAATCTTCTGCGTAAAAAGATTACTTTTTTTTCCATGAGGACTACGGACGGTGTTTCTGTGCCCTATGCTGCATTTTTTGTCATAGAAGAATCTACTGATAAGTCTGTATATACAGTTAAATATACAGGTTCTTCGACGGAGACAAAACATGAGTATTCCCCGTCTTCCGGGATAGCTGCTGTCCGGGTATCTATATATGATGTTTTATCCGGATTACCTCTGGTGAATAAGGTTGTTTTTGTGGATAAACAGAATGTATCAGGATATAAATATACTGTTACAGGTATGCCGGAAAATCCTGATATAGGGGATGTTGTGCTGTGGTCTGGTGCTGCAGGTACTTATACAAATGGGAGACTTTATGAGTGGGACGGGGTAGGATGGAATCAGCTTGATTATACCAATAATATGAGTGTTTACGCTGATGCTCTTACGGATATTCTTGCATCAAATACTCTTAGTACCGGATATTTTGACGCTGTTTTTTGTAATGCTTTTTTTTCAAATAGTGCCAGTATAAGTGCCCTTCAGACTAAAGTAATAACTCTTAGTGCCGGGGGGGAACTTAGGTCTGCTGATTATATAGCTGATACTTCCGGTATCCGTGTAGGTTATAACGGTGATGCAGATTTTAATAATAATCTGCATATAGGCGGAAATACTACTATAGACGGGAATACTACGATAGGTGCTGCTTTGCTTGTTACTGGTGCAGTTGGTTTTAATGGTATTACCCATATAGGGGGAATACTGACAGTTGATGGGGCTACTCAGTTGGGTGGAATGCTGGATATAATAGGGAATACTACTGTAATGGGAACTACAGTAATGAATGGGGATACTACTATAGAAGGGAATGCCACTATGACTGGTACTGTGAATGCAACTTCCGGTAGATTTTCAGCAGGTATAGGACAGATTTTTACTATGAACACTACTGGTAATTATTCTCCTAAAGGGACGACAGGGATACTGATAGCCAGTGATTTTGTATGGCATGGTAATAGTCCCAATACTTATAGGGTTTTTAATAACAGCTATTATTGTTTTTATTGTAAAGATGAGAGTATAGGTACCAGAAGTGTACACATAACAACACTGGACACTACAAGATTTACAGGTACTGTAGATGGAGATCCTCCTTCCATAACTATTTATAGTCCCAATTCTACGTTGATAAATGATGTGATTCTTTCTTAATATATTTTTGTATGATAAATTATTATAGGAGTGTAAATTATGGCAATAAATAAGCTGCTGACAGGAGATGACGGGTTTGATCGTACATATCATAAGATTCAGGATGTACATATTCTGATCGGTGATACGGGAAAAATTCAGTTACAAATGGTTGTTGCATCATGGAAAGATAAGGATGCACGCAAGTCTGGTAAGGAGGCATTGTTCCGTCAGTGTTCAATTGTTGGTGCTGATTTTGCTATGACGCCTTTTTATGCTCTTCTTAAGGCAAAATTCCCGGATTATAACGATGGCAATGATGATTTTGATGATGCATGGAAGAATAAAGCAAAAGAACCTGCGGTTATGGTGGTTCAGAGTAGAGATGGAAAATTGTTGAGTAAGTGTGTAGAGAAAGATGACATAATACCGGATACACGGGAAGCCGGTGGGAAATAAACAGAAGAATATCTGTATGGATATTATTCTGGTAAATACTGTATATAGGACATAAATTTTATATAGGAGATTAAAAATGGCAACTAATTTGACAACAGACAACATAAAAACGCTGCATGATATGACTTCCGGTACTCCGGCAGGATCTGATGAATTACTGTACTGGGATTCAGTTAATAGTACACATAAAAAAGCAGCACTCGGTGCAGGTGGTGCAGGTCTGCTGAGATTATCAGCGTTACAGCCCAACATGGCTGTAGCAATTGTTAACAATCTTAACTGGGGACATGCGGCAAATGTTGCTGGTATGTCGCTTCTTACGACAAATGTAATAACATCACTTCCGAATGTAGGTGATTACGCAGCTTTTGCATCGACAGCTCCGAATGTGCCTGATGCACACAACTGGTATGTAATGTGCGAGGTTGGGGGATATTCTGTAACAGGTGCAAGGTACAGGGCACGGCGTACAGGCGGGTATGAGTATATCGGGGATATACTAACAGCGGGTTCAATCACATGGATAAAGGCATGTACACCTCCTGTTGGTTTTGTATATTTTCAAGGTACAAACGACGCCGATCCTGCAACACTATATCCAAATACAACATGGGATGACGTGTCATGGGAAGAGGCAAACACAGCACGCCGCACTGCCAGTTCCCTTTCTGGTGTAAGGTTTGCAGGTGTTCCGGTTCACCTTAAAGTGATAGCAACAGACGGTGTTCCGATTGTTACAATACTCAACGGCGGTAGCGGATATCTATCAGGCGGTAACGGGACACTGACACTGACGGTTGTTGGAACATGTACGACTCAGGCTACAAGGACAGCAACGGTGATGGGCGGTGTAATTACTGCAATAAACGGAACTGACGGTGCGGGGTATACAACCGGAGCAATTGCAGTTTATGATGGGGTGGCGGGACATGCCGATATGGTACAGGGACATCTGCATAATATATTTTTTCAAACAACGGACGGGAGCAGTTATCAAACGGTGTCTACTACTGCACATACTGCGGGTTCTGTGAACGGATTAGGATCCGGTACTCCTATATCCGACGGCACAAACGGAACCCCGCGCACCGGTGTAGAAACATCAACTGCATGGGCAACAGTAACTAAATGGAGGAGAACAGCATGATATTTTCAAAAATTGAAAACGGGATTATATGCAGCAAAATTTCTGCATCAGTAAAACCCGACGGGTATGAACTCGATACATCTGACAGCAACACGGGTGAACGGCGTGATTTTTTTGATGATAACTGGAACAGGAAATCATTGTCGGTTTTAGTCGAGGAAAAACTTGCTGACATACCATCAGGTTACAAACTTGAGAATGAATCGTTTGTCGAGATGACCGATGAAGAAAAAATAACGGCAGGAATAATCAAGCCGACTGAACGTGAGAAGATAACAGACGGGAAAATTGTATCAAAAACAACAGAAGAGTTATACGATTGTAAATTAATAACCGCGAAAGAATATAACGAATATATCGGTACATGCAGAAAGGCTGCGTATGTAGCAGATACGGATAGTATATTTTGGGATTATCAGGAAGATAAGGCAACCAAAGCAGACTGGGAGAAAGCAAAACAACTTATCCGTGACAAGTACCCGAAGGTGAATGTGTAAATACCTTATATAGTAGTTATTTTTGTATTAGATGGTTTTACATAAGGAGGTAGCATGTGCCTATAGGGATAAGTAAAGGCTATGGTTCAGGTACTGCAACAAAGTCTTCAATAGGATTAAGTTCTGTTGATAATACAACGGATACTGATAAGCCTGTATCAACCGCACAGGCACAGGCTATTGCCGCATGTGTCTAGTCAAGTGAAGTTGATGCCACTATAGGTACAGCTACATTCTGTTATAGTGCCGAATCAAAGGCTTTTATTAGACAAATAGGATAAGGAGGGTGTTATGGGTGAATACGATTTGATTCAAAAACAATGTGATAGATCACAGGAAAGTATTGCAGATTTATATCATTTAGACAGGGAACAGACTAATGCACGGATGGGGTTGTCAGATAAAATGAGTACACAATTAACAGATATAAAATCAGATATCTCAGATGTCCGGGCAAAACAGAATGCTATGGATGAAAAAATAGACACTTTGTCTGTGCGTACAGAACAGATGTTTACAGAAATGGAAGCAAGAAGCGGAAAACAGGATGATATAACGAACAAACTTATTGAAGCGCTGATGAATTTTAATGATACTAAAGCCGAGCATAGATGGAAGCCCAAAGATTTTGTTTCTGTTGTTGCTGCTTTAGGTGGGGGTGCAGGAATTGCAGCTTTGATTATGATTTTTGTCCGGTAGGATATTGTATATTATTTTCATTAGCTATCATAGGACAATAATAATTTTATTGACCGTATTCTTCTTTATGATCAGAAGAAAGAAGATCATATTTTGGATCTTAAAACCATTTGTAAGTAATATATAATTCACAAAGCCGGATGGTTAGCTTTTTGTAATTATTAATTCATGAGCTTTCTATAAGTATTTATAAGATAAAAATACCTGTTATCTCTTTACCATATTGTGCACATCTGCAATTTGGTATTAATCAATAATTTCCTGTTTAGTCACTCTTATCTAAAAATTCAGTATACTTATTAATCCATTCTTTTTGAAACATGTTAAATACAGGAATATTGTTTAGTTCAGCAAGTCTGACTGCGAACATTGTTCCACTGCACCAAGCAGTATCTCTGTCCGTCCAGCATAGAACAAAAGAACAAGGTGAATCAAGGTT